AATTCAACGAACGAATCTGCAATATCCACAACAGAAGCGTCAACGATTGCAAGCAATAGGTAAGCAACCAAAATGTAAATCAACGTTAATGGCCTGATGTTTTTAGACAGCCATGAATCGCTTGCCATGTCTGCCTATAGGCGTTGCGTCAGATTGTTTTGCTCAGTCTTAAACAAATCTGTTTCGTTTGCCATTTTCGCAAGTTCGCCATCTTGCGCCATCTTCGCAAGTTCTAATTGAGCTTTTGCTTTTTGCTCTGGATCAGGAATCAGCTTGTCAATTAGTTTGCCGCCAATGTTTAGCAATGCTTCCAATGCAAACATAGTGCCTCCGTTATTTGTCTTGTTTCTGGTCTAACCTGTCAAAAACCTTTTCTAGCATATTTTCTAGCTTATCAAACCGCGCATTAATTTCTGCTTGCTTGACGTATGTACTTGGCAAATGAACCTCAATATTATGCAAATCAGTTTGCAATTCTTTTATTGCTTCCCATAAAGTACGCGCAAACCATCCAGCAATACCGATTGCTGTAGCCATTGCAAAATTGATTAATGATTGAATGTCCATTTCATTGCTCAATTAATTTTTCCAAAGGTTTAAAGTAACGTTGCTAATGTCAGTTCCGCTAAATGGAGAATTTACACGAACACCAACAGCACGACCTGTATCTAATACTTGGCTGGTTGTAAAATTCATTGTGCTACCAGATAGCGATGCAGTGATAGATGCTTCAACAGAATTGTCAGGAAAAAATACTGACGTTGTTGCTGTTGCTTGCGTTGCAAATTGTGCAGTGTATTGTGTTAATGGTCTAGTTCTTACTCTGTATGCTCGAATAATATTTCCACTGTTAAAAAACGCAAACATTCGCATTCCATCAGGACTAAAATCACACGCTTGCGCAGCAACAACGCCTAAAGATGGAAAATTAATTGCTCCAGATGAGGCGTCACAATTAAAATCTATACTTACAGAAGCAAGATTATTTGCAGTAGCTAATGATTGTGTTTGTGTGTAAACATTACTAACGAAAAGAAAATTGCCTCCCGGCGTTAATGTTGGTGGTGCAGAGCCAACATTTGTTACGCCACTTGAAACAACAACAGGTGTCCCCATTGTTGAAGTATCATATGGCGTAGATAAATTCATATATTGCAATTGATATACGCCACCTGTAGATAAAGTTAGAAAATAAAATTGTGTTCCAGTTTCATTGAAACGACCACCATAAACGTTAGAAAAATTGCTTGTTCCAAGATAATCTTTTCTTCTTAAATATACAGACGTTCCCATTTGATATGGAACAGACAAAGTAAATTCAAATACAGAAAGAAAATTATTTGTTCCATTAACACCGTTTATCCACATTCTTGTACCAGTAGAATTAAATTCAATTCCTGCACATCCTGTAAAAGAGATGCCGCCGGTTATGGAAGCAGTAATAGTTAAAATATTAAACAAAGATGCAGTTGTTAAATTCCAAGGCGTTGATAAGTTGTATTGATAAATAACATTACTTCCAGTGTTTATTACATATAATGAACTTCCATCGGGTCGAAATCTAATTGCATTGGCTTGCAATGGCAAACCCAATGAATTATTAGTAACGCCTGAAGCAAAAATGTATTGAGTTATTGCGCCGTTAATTTGTCTTCCCGGTAAACCGTTAGCAGAACCTTGTGTAACCGTTGTCGTTGTAACTGTATTGTTGTTATTCAATCGCAATGGATTGCCAGCAGCTAACAAGTTCGTACCATTTGCGCCAAATACGACTTGCGATGTTGTACCAGAAATAAAATCTTGCTCGGTTGTCGTCAGGTTAACTTGACCGGGAGCCGCTTCCATATCAACAAAAACTCTTGGTGCTTGATAATATGCTCTTATGGGCGCAGCACTTAAACCAAAACTACTGATATTGACGTTATATTTTGTGTTGATATTTGTAATGTATGTGCCAAGACCAAATGAAGATGTTCCTATCAAACAAGAAAAATTTGTTCCAGTGTTGTCAATTAATAAGCCAAGTCCAGAAGTTGCACCAAATGTAGGAAAATCGCCTTGTGGAACCGAAAAATTAGTTCCGATTTGAGTTAAATTTGAATTTGTTGGGTTCCAAGGTATAGTGCAAGCATATGCTTGTACTTGTATTGTAGGACTTGTTATACCGTTAGTTCTTATAACTAATAAGGTTTTCCCATCAGGCGTAAAATCAAAATTTGCATAACCTGTAGTTCCATTAGCAAATGTATTAGATGTATATAAAAAAGACTGGTTTGCAGCAATTGAACCTATAACATTAGGCGTTGGTATTTGCCAAACTCGTATTGTATTTTGACCGGTAGTATTTCCAGCAGCACCATTAGACATTGCCACCAAAAAATTGCCATCTGGACTAATTCTTACTTGTCTTGGCGAAAGTGTTTGGTTTCCTGTTGATATAGTGTTTCTGCCTCCTGCCGTTGTTATATCCCACGCAATGCCCAAGCTGTAATAAACTAAATTACTAGAATTAAGCATTGACACCATTGTTAAACCATCTGATGTAAATGCGATGCCACCAGACGCACCGCTAAAACTTGAATAAGTTCTTCCATTTAATACTGCCGTTGTAATATTAAATGGTGTAGATAAATCAAATTCTAGTAATGTTCCACTTGTATTTACTCGCCATAACTTTGTTCCATCTGGTTTAAAATAATATCCATTAGCAAACGCACCTTGCGCTGTTAATGTTGATGTTATGCTTCCGGTAGAAAAACCAGCGTTTAAAGTTGGTGTTGGAAACAATCCTGCTGTTGTTGTTACAACGCCAGCAGTGCCGCTTGTCAATGTTGTTCCGTTTGTACTTAACAATAACGTTTGACCTGATTGCAACATATATCCGTCATACGTTGACAATGAAGTTGTTGTTGTCGCGGAAGTGTTAATAGCAAATTGTCTTGATGCGCCGGTTAGCTGCACCTGATACGCTGCCCAATCGGTTTCGCCGACACCTTGTTCAAATGTTACGCTATTCCAGTTTGCATTATTTTTTGTGGCGTACATTTTATAAACTCCATCCGTCATTCAATGTATTGAAGGCAAAGTCAGTAATCGATATTGATGTATCGCTGACCAACGGAATATCATTAACCGTAACACTTGCGGTTCCAAACAAACTGGATGATCCAGCTGATACCGCTTGTACGTTAATGTAATGTACTGTGTTTGACGTTACTAGCGGCAATGTCCACAGGATTGTGCTACCGGATTGGCTATATGTTCCACCAGTAACCGCAATGATATAGGCATACGCAGCATTATAGTTGTTGATGCTTACCGTAATGGTCACGCCTTCATTGCCTGACGTTGGTGCTGTTAACGTAGGCGTTGCTAGTGGTCCAGATATATCTTGCCATGACGCTGTTGTGCCATCGGTTTTTAAATACTTTCCTGCATTGCCTGTTTGTGATGGTAATCCACCAGTTGATTCAATCGTAATTGAACCTGCACCATTAGTAATAGTTATGCCGCTACCAGCAGTTAGACTTGCGTTTTTCCATACGCCTGTTACGGCATCATAAATTAATGTATTGCCGTTAACAGGACTGTTAATTAATACGTTGTGCAGTTCGTCTAGTTCCCATCCGTTGCTTATGTGTACAAAGATTTCTCCGCTGGATGCGTTAACTTTAATAATCCAGCCAAGAAAAACTAGATGCGCTGGTGCTTCCGGTTTCGTTGTTGTAAATTCACCTGCGGTTTGAGATAGCCAAATAGGATTGCCAGCAGTAAATGCACTGGTATCTATGCCGCGAACTAGACCAAACGTAGTGACAAAACCTTCTGCGCCGTTGGCTATTGCTTCAGTCGTAATACCTAATGTTGCTGCACTGTATGGTTCGCTGTCGGCATCAGCTAATACAACGGATGGTCGCTGTCCTTGCGCACCACTGACCGCTACGACCTTGCCTTTTGCAATCGTCGCGCCACTACCGTTGTAAACTTTTGCAACGTTTTCTTGACCTAGTTGCAGCGAAACATCGGTATCAAGTACCACATATGGCGTACCATCGCCAGTATCCCATGCCATTGATCCAATAGCAGTCGGGGCATTAGATGGAGTAGTATTAAATTCGATCCCATTGACGCTCCCTAAAGTTCCATCGTCGTTAATCGTGACGGTAGAATTTTGAATTAGCTTGCCTGTGGTTCCATCGTACCGACTGATTGCATTGTCAGTTGCGGAGGCAGGTCCAACAACATCACCGGAGCCACCACCACCACTGCCAATTTCAACAATGGATGCGGTTCCATTGTCTTTTTTGATAAACATCTTGCCATCAAAAGTATTGATAGCAATTTCACCTAAATCTAAATCACCAGTTGTCGGAACCTTTGAAGCGACTGCTGACCGCTTGACTTGAATTTTGTTTGCCATATGGCATCCTTTGCTTGGCTATAAAGCAGGACAATTTTTTTTAGAACGTGCCACCATCAACGTTAATATCGTATGCCGTTGCTGAAGTTAATTGACCTTCACTATTTACGGCAAATACAACCGTTTGTGTTCCGTTTGTATTGCCATACGTTGCTGCGCTTACGCCGGTTGCTGTAATGCTAAATTGATTGCCGGTTAGGGTTAATCCAGTGCCAGCAGTGTATGTACCTGCACCACTAAACTGCGCCCACACGACAGGCGTAACGCCTAATGTACCGCCGGGATTGACTGTACAAACCCATCCAGTATCCGCTTGCGTTGTGCCATGCTGGATAAACGTAAACGCAGAAATTAATTCATTCCAGCTATTAGCATCGGGTGAACGCGACCAACCACCAACGGCAGCAATATATATGCCGTTATCTTCCTGCGCTGTTTGATCCTTGACTAATACTCTTTCACCAGCCGACAATGTGTAACCATCGATAGTCAGCAATCCAGATAGCGTTGGAATGTTTGCGGTTGATGCCGCTTCGCAAGATTGTTTAACGCTTAGACCTTGCGCAACACTATCAACATAATTTTTGGTTGCGGCATCTTGCAAGTTTGTTGGGTCAAGCAGGTTTGTAATATGCTGACTGTTAAAACTAACTGATGCTGTTGGCGCAGCAAATTGGTCGAGCCGAACTGACTTAACGAATGCTGTAGTAGCAATTTGCGTTGATGTGTCAGTGTTTGCCGCTGTTGGCGCAGCAGGTATGCCGGTAAACGTTGGGCTATTGATTGGAGCCTTATTGTTAAATGTAGTCCAATCTGTGCTGCTTAAATAACCGTCAGTCGATCCACTAGATTGTGTAATGCTGATGTCTGGTGTTGCGCCACCAGTAGATGCTAATGGCGCAGTTGCGGTAACTGCGGTAACGCCTGTGCTTAGTGCTTGAATTGCGTCTTGTACAAATTCAGTAGTCGCAATTTGCGTTGTGTCTGTTCCAAACGTTGCCGTAGGCGCAGCAGGTGTACCAGTAAATGTTGGGCTATTTAATTCGGCAAACGCTCCGCTACCGGCAATCGGAATAATTGCTGTTGCTGAACCACCTGCGCCACCTGTACCTGTACCGTAATACAGGATATTAGTTTGTTCGTTGAACGCTAGTTCAGCATTTGCCAACGTAGCTGGCGCACCTGATCCACCACCGGCAGCGCGTCTTTTAATGCGAATTGTGTTTGCCATGATTCACCTCTTAAAAATTACCGCCATCAGCGATTTCAGTTTGCGGAATGTTTACCCATTGATTGCTTTGGAACATCAACGCATCAAAATTTTGTGGTGTCGTAAGGCTAATTGGATAACCGCCAATCGTATTTGGTCCGGGTGGTCCGGGTGGTCCGGGCAATCCGCGATTAATTTGTATCTTCTGAACTGGTGTTGATGTAACTGTTAAACCTATTGACGCGCCTGATGTAACATTCACGTTAATATTATTGGCATCCTGTACCGACACATTGGTATTGCTTGGTACAGGCGTGACATTAATCGCACCCATAATCGCACCTTAAATTTTTACAATACCGTCTGAACGAACTAAGAACAGCAAGAAAATAATGTTGTCTTCTGGTGGTCGATCACCAATTGCCGGAAAGGATATTTTGATTCGCCCACTGAATCCTGCGCCGTTGACAGAATTAATATCCATCTGCGCATCTGCTCCAACCAATCCCCAAGCATCACTATCGATGACAAGCGTAAACGTTCCTGCTTCGTCATCTCGGTTTGAAATGGTTAAAGGAATTGCTGTAGGCGTTGGCGTGAAATTGCTAATGTCAAACGTCAACCCATATCGGGTATCTTTGACATTCGATAATTGTCTGCGCACGATTTGCGCATTGATTGTTGCACCAGTTAAATCGACAGGCGTGACGTTATCATCTGCCGTTAGTGCAAGATTCCAAAACGTTTGTTGGTCGAATACAAGTTCGCCAGCAATTATTGGATTATCAAAACCGCTAACCTGTGTCAGCGTGTTCTTATTGAATACTGCCATGACGATTCCCCTTCCCGGTTAAGTCTGTGCGTTCTCGCTACAAGACCGAATCTTATAAAGAGTTTAACCCGACAAATAGATGCAAGCAATCATTTTTACTTGCGTTGGACTGTCAAACGTAACCGCTTCACGCGCTCTAGCAACGGTATAGTTATGTATTACGTCATCACTTTGTTTCATGCCTTTGCCAGCAATTGAACTGGTAACAATCAAATCACCTTTTTCAATGTTGCCATTTTCACCACAGACATTTATTTGCCCTTCACCAACTGAATTAACAGGCATGAAATTATAAATGTTGCAGCATTCATAATAAGAAGGTTTCATTACTGGTGAAGATGTTTCCGGCACAAATGTTTCGATAAATACCGCTGGTTGTATGTCAGTCAATGATGACGGTTCCTTACATACAATACCTAACGCACCTTTTTGATTTGCGCTTGTTGATAAAGCTACTTCAGTAATTGCTGAAGATACGCCATTACGTTCAATAACTTGAACATCCACAACAATATCGCCTACAACAAAATTTGTTTCCTTGGGAACTAAAGAATCGTGCGTACCTGTAAATGGTCCATAGTTTGTGCCAGAACCATCTGCATAAAAATCATAATTGTTTGCTGGTCCGACTAGGCCACCTGTATTTCTATTGTAGTTAAATCCCCTAATGCCATGCGCCGATGTTCCTGAATTTGTAGGCGTAGCATATCCAATAATTGCTACTTCATTTAATTGTGTTGCTACATCTAATGTAGGTAGTACAGTTGACGTTAATGAAGCATTAGTGAAACGAACAAATTTATAACTTAAAATATTATCGGCATAAACAACACCAAAATCTGTTACTTCAAATGCTTTACCATTTGGAGTTGCACCAGTGCCAATATTGATTGAACCACCATTTATAGCAGCACCTTTTACTTGCAAAGCACTACCTGTCCACAACATACTGACAGTGCTTGAGCCAATAGAAAATCTATATTGTCCACCGTTGTAACCTAAGAAAAATCCTGTGCCTGTGTTGTAATCTGTCTGACCACCTTTAATATTTCCTGTTGTGCCTACAGTTAGTGATCCACTTACAGATAACGCACCTGTATTAACTGTAATTGCAGATAATGAACCGACTTTTAGATTTGATAAATACGGTACATTCCAAACTGTATTGCCTGTACTTGGCGAATAAACACCGTCGGATTGATATAGCGATTCACCTGCTGCTAATGTTTGTGGCGTTGCTTGCCAAACCGTACCAGTTCCCCATGAATCATTGGGTGGAAATGATGTGTTGCCAGCAGTTGTAATTGTTGATGGCGTTGTTGCTAAACTAGATAATGTTGTTTTGCTGTAGCAAATCCTTGCAGACGATCCATCTGTACCGCTTGTGCCGTTTGTTCCATTAGTACCAGCGTAGCCTACAACATATGCTGTTGATGTGTTCCACGTTACTGTAGATGTTGCCGTTGTATTTTGGTCTGCATAAGATACGCTACATCCATACAATGTTTGTCCTGCTGTTGCCGCTCCGGGTGTTAACGACCAACTATTTGGTGTTGTCGGCGCAGTAAACGCACCTGTTGCCCAAGTGTAAGTTGACGTACCAGATGGAAATGTTGTCGGCGTTGTTGCTGACCATCTATAAACTTCTAGCACTGCTGTTCGAAAACCGTTTGCGCCGTTTGTACCATTAACGCCTGACACAGTAGATATGATTGCAGTTGATGCGCTCCATGTAACACTAGATGTTGCACTGGTTCCGGTATCTGCATAAACCTGACGGACAATATACAAAAATTGCCCTGCGCTTGGCGTAGGTGGCGTTAATGACCATCCATTTGCCGTAGCTGGCGCAGTAAATTGACCAGTCGCCCAAGTGTATGTTGATGTGCCGGAAGGGAAAACGGTTGGCGTAGTTGTGCCAACACGATACATATCTAGGATTGCTGTTCGTGTACCGTTAACTCCACTTGTACCATTTGTACCAGCATAACCTGCTGCCGCTATTGTTGCCGTTGTCCAATTGATTGTGCTAGTTGTTACCGACGCAGAATCAACTAAATTAACTCTTGCTGCCCATAACGTATATCCCGGACTTGGCGAACTATCGCCGGTTAAAGACCAACCTGCTGGTGTTGGCGTAAATGAATTAGATGCCCAAGTATAGGTAGATGTTCCTGTCGGAGCAGCAGGAATGGTAATTGCCCATTGATATACAACTGCCGTTGCAGATTGCACACCATTCAAACCTGCCGCACCGTTTTCACTTAACGCACTAACTGTATAACCAGAAGCCCAAGAAACAGACGTAGATACATCTGCTGCGGGAGCAGTTATATTTTTACTCGCTGCCCACAATTGAATGCCGGGAGTTCCGGGATTTGTTGGAATAGAAATTGACCAACCACCGCCACCTGTATAACTACTTTGTGTTGCGCTTGCCCATGTCCACGTTGATGTGCCAGATGGGTTGGTAGGTTGTGAAGTTGCCCATTGATACAAAGAAACGTTTGCCGTTTTTTGCCCATCAATGCCGTTTGTACCTGCAATATTCCAGCTTAATTGGCAAATTGCCGTAGCACTTTGTGACACAGTGCCGGTTGAATCTTTAAATCGTATAGGTACACTAATCGTTGCCGGATTGCTTGGCATTGCTGTTGGCGTTGGGAACAAAGCATAATTCCCGCCATCTGTAGGATTGCCAACCGTAATGTTATTTAAAACAATATCCGATACGCCTGTTGTTGATGATCCACCAATACGCCATGTGTTATTTATGAATGTCGGATCGGCATCAGTATTTGCCGGAATGTAATCAATAGCTGAACCGCCAACCGTTCCATACAATTGTGGCGTTATGCCAGTAAAATTTGGCGCACCTGATGCATACGGTACTTGCAAAACAGGTGGACTAAACGACGCAATAAAGTCAGCACCAACAGTTGTTGATGTTGGATTTGGAGCCCAAGCATAACCAGTTGATTGTGGCGATAGAATAGATTGCGACGAATCATTCTGCACCTTAAATGCAAAATAATACGTTCCTGTTGGCAAAATAATATTAGAAAATCTAACCGTAGAACTATTAGCAAAAGTGCTGCCACCAGTTAACGATTGCTGACCAAGTAAATTCCAATCTGTTTGCGATGGTGATGCGACTGTTGTGTAATACAACGTAACTATAGTTACGCGACCAATCGTAGGAATAACGCAATCAACAGCAAACGATGGCACTGCTGCATTGGGCAATTGATTGGTTATTGTTGGCGCAGCCAAAGCAGAAAAATATCCTGCACTTGAAATGCCGGTATTACCTGCTGGCGTAAATTGGGTGATGTCTTTGTCATCGTATATTTGTGCGTTGTACTCAGACAGTTCTAAACCTGCGCCTAACTGTCCATCTGGTAACGCTACTTCGTTAACTTTGACAATCCTAAATAACTTTTCATTCCAACCATATGCAGTATTTGTAACCGACACAACATCACCGGCATTCATTTGAATGCCTTCATAATTTGTTTTTATGGTTACAATTAAATCTTCCCTGCCTTGCTCCAAGATTCTGTTTGCCAAATACAACGCCTGAACAGAATCGTTTACCAAATCGAACGTAGTGCTATATTTGTTGACAGGTTCATTGGGATACAGCAAACCTGCTGGCACTTCCAAAAATACATAGTCCGGAATGTCTTTGTTTGTTTTGTTTGGGAACCTTGCTTCAATTTGATTTAATGATTGGTTTAAGTCAACGGTTCCAACGCGAATGTCGCCAACAATATTGGAATCGTCAAACGCAAAACTTGTTGCCTCTGCGCGATTAATAACGACTGACCACTTGCCTGTTGCTGCTTCGTAGGCCATCCACGAATCGCAAGCGGTAACAATCTTATCTACGTTTTCTAATACTGTTGTGCCTGTGTCTAAGACACCATTTATGCGGTATCTTGCTTGCGTTGACGGATTGCCTTCATAATCATCAAACGTAATCAACTGATCTGAATAACTGTTCAATTGAATTACAGAGCCGATGCTTAAATACGCATCATCAACACCAGCACCATATACAGAGTTATTCATGTAATCAAACCAAACATCTCCGGGTTTGGCTACACCACTTCCCACTAATGCGTGTTTTACTTTGTATGTAATACCTTGCATTTGGGTTGTTTCATCGTCACGACTATAAATAAGTTTGACAATTGCAAATGCCAATCCATTCATTTGTCTGCCGCTGCTAGGCCATTCCTGCCCTGATGGAACGCCATTAGCAACACTCATAATTGTATTTGGCGCACCACTACCGGGAGCATTGCCATTTAAATCACGATTAGTAATTACGCCATTTTCGTCTGACGTATAAAGATAGATGTACAAATTGTCGGCAATCTTTGTATCTACATTTCCTGCACCATCCGTAAGTGACACAACCTTTGCCGGTTCTACTGTGTCAAAAGTAATTAACCGATCACCATAATAGAATTTGCTTTTGTCATAAGTAAATTGACCATTAGGCGATATATGCGAAATCGCCATGACATACCACATATTGGTACTTAATACCGCATCAACAAATGTGCCACCTAAATAGGCATCGCCATATACGACAGGCAATGAATTCGTGCTTGCTGGCGGGATTTGTTGTCTTACGCCATTGTCTTGAATAGGTGGCGGTTTTTTATAAAAGATTCTGCTTATCAGCGTTGATGCTGCGTAATTAATAACAAACGCTGCCGCCGCTGCTGCTGCGCCGCTTAAACCTACATAAGTTGCAATCAAAGTGCCTACAGCCCATGCTGGCGATGTGAACAATAATAGGATTAATGCACCAAAAATTTTATTCATTATTGAATCCAGTTCTCATCTATCTTTTTAAAACCAAACTTGTCATATTTTAGATTGGGTGACGAACTCAATTTAGACAAAGTAAATAAAATAATTCGACCATTTTTCTTTAATTCGTTTCCATGATTAATGTATGCTTTAACCAATCTGTATCCGGTCGTGGTGCGCCTGTATTCTGGCTTTACATACCACATCAATTCATGCAATCCATAATGTTTGTTGCACCAAATTATCGGCGCAATCAAACCTAGTATTACGCCTTTGCCATCGTCTATATATGCCACACCAAGACCGGCAAAAATACTATCTAGTAACTCATTCCAATATTTTTCATTGTCTAATACTTGATATTGTTCTATTTCACTTTCAGACCGAAACGATCTAATCATTTCTATGATCTGCGGTTTATCGTATTTGTTTGCTAGTCTTATCATGTGCTTGTCGTATTGCTTGCTGTTGTTCCTCTACCTGCGCTAGTTGACTGACTTCCTGCTTTGGGTTCTCTACCAAAATCAAAGAATGTATTTTGTATGATTGGCGTTCTATCCATTGATGTATCGTTTGGATAAAACACATTCCACGATTGCGGATTAGTTTTAATGCCAGCAATTTTGTTTTCTAAAATCTGTCTAAACGATGAACAGGCAACTGTACAAGTTGCAATCCTTTCTCTTATTTCGCTATTAAACGTTTCCGATATAGCAATGGTAGTAACAACACCTTGATACCGTTTAAAAAATTGCTGCGATGGCGTTGTAATAATTTGATTGTTAGAATCTAAGAATCCTCGCCAAAATTCAACGATGCTTCCTTTAATGTCATCTGACAAAATCAAAGCAATGTTTGCCGGATCAATGCCGGTTATTTCAAACGTAAAATCATCGCTAGTTGCTTTGATGTCACGTTGTACGTCTGTAACGTTAAGCAGTGAACCTAATCCTGTAAAAGTAATTCCATCTACTGTAATTGATGCTGCCGCATTGCAAAATGTATATGGCACTGCGTTGACAGTAATTCTTATAAATTCTGCGTGTCTAATCGATGGACTAGATAACGCTGACATTGTTGTTGGCATAGTTTTATCCTGTTATATATTCACGAAATACAAAGTCGCCATCCCATTCAACATAAGCAGTACTCGCCATAGGCGTAAGCGTATAGGTTGGGCATTGTTCAGCAACGACATAAAATTGCACATTTTTGCCAAGCGTCAGTGCGGTTCCTGCTGTTGGACTGCCGATTACTGGTCGATGAATGTTTACAATCGTTCCTGCTGAATCTGCTGTTACTTTATAAACAAAACCATTTAGTTGTATAAAGTCACCTGCTTTGTAATTGCCGTTGCTGCTTAACGTTAACGTTTGCGAATTTGCTGCTGGCGTAACAGACAAAGTTGCCGACGTTGCAGTACCGCGCATTTTTGTGAACCAATCTAATTGCGCAGTATTAAATGTAATGTATTGCGGATTCTGTCTATCTGCATTGTCAATTGATTGAATAACTGCTCTTGCATCAGCATAAGATAAATACTTATGTGGCGTAACTGTAAATATCCAAGGAACCGTTGTCAGGTATTGAGCAACAGTTATTTGACCTGATCGGCTATAAGTTTGACCAATCGTTCTTCGGTTATTAACGGAAAACGATTGATGTATATCTAGTATTGTTTGGAAACTCATGTTCTACCTCTGCTGACCTGCAATGATTTATCAGCATATCTATTTGCTGCCCATATTGCCGATGAACTACCCATGATTCTTTCTTCAAACGACTTAACATCAATTGCGTTGATATAGTTGTTTGTCACATAAGTTTGTTTGCCCATCGCCAACGAATCTAAACGATTGTTTGGTATGACTGTGCCGCTAGTTTTTGGAATAAACAATTCCGGACCAAGTTCGCCAACAATTGTTGGACCATTAATATCACCACCTTTTGCCGCCATCGGAATTTTGCTAACGCCAGCATCAAAATTTGTGCTGCCCATCCCTTTCATACCAAAACCAAATGACTGCAAAGCATATCTAAACAACGTTGACGCTTGTGCTTGCATTTCCATGCGCAACATATCTTTGATGACTGATGCAACAAAATCACCGAATTCTAATTTGCCGGTATCTACAAACCGACTAATAGCGGCATCCATGTTGCCCATTACAGAATTGAATACCTTTGCGCCTCTATCAAATGCGCGTAAAGATTCTTCTTGATAACGCTTCAAGGCATAATTCCAACCTTCCAGCCAAGACTGCTGCCGTTGTATATCGCGCTCAAACGCTTGTTGTCTTGCTTCATTGACTCGGTTGATTGCATCTAGTTCTATGTCGCGTGTTTCTTGTATCGCTTGTATTCTTTGCTCGTATTGCTCCCGCGCTTTTTGACCACCACCTTGCCGCTGCATTTCATAATAAGCATCGCGCTGCAAATCGTTATATTTTCCTTCTGCCTCAACCAATCGCTCTGCGTTTTGCAATAGCATTTGTGATTGGTTAAATTGATTCTCTGTTAATTCGAAACGCTTTTGTTCCAAATTTACTAATTGCGTTTCGATTGCTGCTTGTCTTTCTATCGTCGCAACTTCGCGTTCTTTCTGTCGCGCAATATCCAATTCCAATAGTTTTTTGTTAGCATCTATTTGTGCTTGCAATACTTCTTTGCGGTTCTTTTCAACGCCTAATGTCCACGTTGCCATAACTAAAGCGTTTTGAGATAACGCATTTAGTTTTGCTTCTAATATTTCTCTATCTTCCGCAGTCTTTGAGGAAAATTCAAATTCACGATTGATTGCTCTTGATTGCTCTAAATACTGCAATCGCATTTCTCGGAATTTGTTTTCTAATTCAATATCGTGCTTTTTTAATTCGTATGCTTCCGAACCAAGTTCAAACCGTTCTTTTTCTACATCAAGCAAATCCATTGCATTAAGCGTTGCAACATCTGCCGCATCGTAGCGCGATTCTGCTTCTGCTTTGATGTTAGACATTACCAATTCATGCTGCGATTGAATTTGCTGCAAACGCAATTTGTCTGCTTGGTTGTATTGCGCTATTCGTGCCGCTACTTGTGCAGCTTCTTTCTTGTTAATCAAATCAATCTGCGCGCCTTCTTTTGCTCTTTCTTTGTTTGCAGCGGTGCGGATTTCCGCAAGGTCGGCAGATAAATCTAATCGCAATCTTTCGCCAGCAATCGCCTTTTCGCCAATGACAACGCCTTCAAGATTTAAGGCATTTAGCTTTGCAGCCATTTCTGCCTTTTTGACAATGCTTTGTATTTCAATTTGCAATTGCCTTCTTGTATCGCCAGCTTTTTTACCTTTCTCAGATTCTTTTGTGAACTTCCCTTCTTCTGCTTTTTGCGCAATGTCTTTTGGCGATGATGGTGGCGCGTAGTTCTCGCCTACGATTGCGCCTTCCTGTCCAGGCATACCGCCAAACGCTGCGCCAAAATCAACGGCAACGCTTCCACCTTTTCTAAGTTCCTCTAAAGTGCTGAAAATTTCCGCTATTTGATTTACCACAATTGCAAGCGGCATTACTAACTTTTGTACTGTGTTTAGTATTGCCTTAAATGCTGCCTCAATGTTTCCCCATGCCGTTGCGTTTTGATTGATTGCAGCAAGCAATAACGGATCGCCTAATTCCTTATATGCTGAAGTAAAGTCTTTCCAGCTAGTTCCCTTTACCGCTTTACCAAGCAATTGCGTTTGTAATGCAACGCGCTGAGTAGCGTTTTCTACTTTGCTCAATTCCTGTGCGACACGCTTGAACAATTCTCCAAGTTGCAAACGTTCTACATCGCGCCCACTAATACCTAACTTTTCAAATGCTTCGCGCAGTTCGTCACTGCCATCTATTGCACCTTGTTGTGCAACAGCCAATTTCTGCAACGCGCCACCTGCCATATCTGCGCTACCGCCAGACGCGACAAATGCCGCTTGCATAGCCATCAGTGATGCTGTCGTTGTGTCAAATGCTTTTGCCGTATCTTCAATATCATCGGCATATTTAAACGCTTGACCGACCGCCAAACCTGCTGCCGCAACTGCCATCAATCCCTTCTGCGCATTTGCCATAAACTCGTCTTGCGCCTTCTGTGCATTACGCAAGGCGCGTTTCTGATTCATTTCAAATTCGCGTGTTTTCTTCGTGGCTTGATCTATGCCGGAAGTAAACTCGGAAGTGTTGATGCCAAGAATGACACCTAATCTAGCGATTAATGACATTGCTTATCCTTTATTTCTTTGCTTCTTTTGCTTTGTACTTCGTTATCTGCGATTGAATTTCTGCTTTCAGTTTGTCCGTTACTGACGTAGTATTTTCTTGCAATGCTGGCCTGAGATATGGTCGCGCTGCCATACGCACTGTTCCAAACTCGCGTTGCAATGCAGTGATGCTGCGCTTGGATGCGCCTTTTGGTGAGGTAATTGTTTTGTTGTGATTCTTTGTGCCGTATTCAACGAACATGGCGCGACCATCAGATACGTCATTGCCTTGTTTGTTTAGCAATGCGCTAACTTGGGAAATAACTAAATCATTTTGGTCAACGTATTTGGAACGCATATCGCGTTTATTAACCAAGCGAGAATTGACGCGCAACGTGCGTTGCAATTGTCCTGTGTCGTAACCATGTCCAGGAACTAGCTTGCCTTTCGCGGCAGCTAAAACAATCTTCATGGCGTTACGCGCTGCCGGAATCAATACGTTTTTATCTGCGCTTTTAACACCATAGTCTTTGCTCATTTGATCTAACAAATAAGCTAGTTCATCCGCACCCCATACTTGTGAATTTTTCATTTTATGTATGCCTCTGCTCCGGGTCTTGAAAGGATGAACATTTTCAATCGTTCGTTTACGTCATGCTTTTTTTGTTCGTCTGTTTGTGGTGGGTAAATGTAATCGTATGCCGTACCAAGAATATCTTTTAAAGAATATGCGCTGCTTTTTTCTGACCGAACGTAGTTAAAAACGCCAGCAGTTAAACTACCTATCGCTATTAATACTGCTCTGTTGCCAATGATCCCATCCGCATAACCGATCATCACTGATCTGAAATCATCTTCGCTCATTGCATCCGGGTTGCCTCCATGCGCAAATATGTATGCGCGTGTTTGTTGACGCAATGAGCCAATTAGTTTTTTCTTGCTTCCTCATATCCGGGTGAAATGACTTCCGATATTTTTTTCATCAATTCTAGTTGTACAGGAAACGGAAATTCTTCCTTGATTTCCTGATACGTTATTTCTTCCATGTTAATGCCTTCCATTTCAGGCACTAACAATTTAACCATTTCCAAAATGCGTTGTTCAGTTTGCGCAGTTAGCTTTGCCAATTCTTTTGTTGATCTGCCATCAACAATTACATCATCTTCCAGATAAATAATTGATTCACTTTCTAGAATCGACTTTTTGTCCAACAATGGTTGCAAGAATTCATCTACCTTTTCTTGACCATCTATTTCTGAAATGCGTTTGTTAATTGCTTCCAGTTCTACAGCAAGCGGAACTCTTACCTTAAACTTTTGCCCTGCTAACGTGAATGATCTGGTGCGTAAAACGTCTTGATTAATCTTTAGCTTTTCCGAAAGTCGCATCTTATCCTCTCAACATTTTGTCGTAGATTGTATTATTTAGTTTGATTACATAATCGACAATTTCTTCCGGCGACATTTTGTCACCATGAGTAATTGCCATTTTGTATGCGGCATCTATACCAGCGATTCGTTGCTGCTGGAAACCAAACCAATTTTTTGAACCGCTATTGGCCTGACTGATTATAAATGTCAGCAAATCCGTTGAGTTGTTTATCGTTGTCATGTTGTGTAAAAACGCCTCCCGAAGGAGGCGCGTCATATTAAGAGTTTGACCATCCGTAGGAATTGCCGCCTGTCGGGTGGATGGTAAATTCAAACTTACCTTCTGCCGATGGAGACATATCCCATTTCAAACCGCCAATGCGACCATTGAACGCATATGCAACAGTGTCAGTGCCATCATAAACAGCAATGACGTAGGTACGGATAATCGTGCCGTTGTCGCCATCATCACGCATCAACAATTGCGCTGGATCAGCAGGGTTCCAAGGACAAGTAATGGTCAATGACGTTACTTGGTTTTGGGTAGTAATCTTTGCACCAGTACGCGCACCAGCGATTGAGTATGCGGCAAACGCATCATCGGAACCAAACGGAGGAACCATTTCCACAGGGATTTGGATACCGGCAGTACCAGTACCGCCAGCAGGAACGCCAATAATAGTTTCAACGTTTGCCCATGTGCCTAGTTGGGTATCGGTAAATGCGGTTGGCACAGCGTCATCTTGACACCAAATAGTTGCCACATATCCGGGTAGGACTTTATTGATAAGAGCCATGTTATTTTTCCTTCACGAAAAAAAGTTAGTCATTCTTGTCTTATGTGGGAACGTATATAGTGCAATCCAGAATGATTTGATTCATGCCTATATCGTCATCATATGTGTTGTACAACCAAACAACATCCGCTTTAGCAATAAAAAATCCGCTTTCCGCTGGATCGCCAAACATTCCTGAATACCCATGCAAATCAAACAAAATGTCATTGGATAGATTAAACGCATCATCCATGTCTTTTGTAAAAATGGATATTTGGAATATTGGTGTGTCTATGCCTTTGTTGCTTTGTGTTTGTCCAGTATAA